CTTTTTCATATAAGGCTGACAAAGCAGATGTTTGTCTAGTTTGTGCAGTGTATAACCCTGCTTGTTGCAATATGCTATTGGTTTGGGCCTGAGTTAATCCAGGCCTATAAGCTTCTGTGATTGCAGTCGCGCGTTTTAAAGCGGCGGCTGCATTAGTATCGTCAATCTGCGAGTGTAATAACTCTTGTTGACTTGTCATATTTTGCAATTGTTGGTATTTACTAATACCTTCTTGGGCGCTTGATACTCCAGCGCCTACTGCATTTTGCATTTGTGCGGCTGCGCCTGGTTGATTACCAGCTCCGCCTTGTTGATAAGCAAGCATAGGATTTAATCCTGCCTTCTTAAGATCTTCTACAGCTGTTTGATATGACGTTTCTCGCATACGCTCTTGAAACGCCATTTGGTCTTTCGACATTTGAGCCGTTGCTTGATTTGCGGATTGTTGGCCTAAATATGAGCCAACTCCGCCTACTAATCCGCCAAGTAGTGATGAAAAGCCTGTTTTGGCTACATCACCTACGGCGGAAGTAATACCATCGAACATTCCCATAATTAGAAATGGTCGATTAAGCCAGGTACAGAGTACATTGGCATTGGTCTTGCTTTCTTTACATCAAAGAAAGAATCAAAGATAAATTGTTGGCCGTTTGCTGATGCGCCTACTGCGACTACACGACTTACTGGTGGTGTGTCTTTAATGAACGTATCGTTTAATGTTGGTACGGCCGTGAATTTTTGAGCTAAATGCCAGCCGTCAATTGTTCCTGACGCTGTCGATCTAAATAAGCTCGAAATTCTAGATGGGTAATAACGATATTCTGCCCATCTTTCTTGATAACCGAACACTCCGTCGTCGGTTGAATCGCCTGTAACATAGATTTCTTCGTTTAATACAGCTTGTTCGCCTAATGTGGCAAAAGCTGGGAAATAAAAATCATAACGTGTTGAACGACTCCACATGCGTGCGAGTCCTTGTTGATATGTTAAATCAGCGCGTATGGCAACTATGCCAATGATAACGCCGTGTTCAACGAACGATTGAGTAAAGCCATGATTGTGAGCAAGGGCAGTACCCATAGAAGCAAGTGTACCCAAAGGGGTAGTCGTACCGGACGCACTAGTTCCAGAGGTCTGCGCAATTGGACTGATGTTGATATTAGTTGAACCACCACCCAAATACTCAGGACGCTGTAAGCGAGCGTCAGGGCTGACGACGCCAAAGTGAGAGCGAATAATTTCAGTATATCGTGTGCCTCCACGTGCGTCCCTTTCGAGTAATTTTTGTATTTGGAATGATTGCCGTAGCTGGTTAATTGTTGCTGCTGTTGCAGCTGATAGATCTGCATATAATGCGGCTGCGCCTGATGGTGTAGAAGATCCCATAATTATGGATCCTACACCTGTACTGTACATATCCTTGGCTACTCCTGCCGCATTTTGTACTGATAATACTTGTGCAGATGCTGCATTAGCCTTAATAGGTGCAGTTGATCCTAAAGGTAATGTTACGGCTGCGCCTTTTTGTGGCCAAGGTAAAGACGATGTAAAGTAATCTTTACGTTTGCCACGTCGTAGTAGAACATAATTAGCTACTGTATCCGGGCCATCGCCCTTATCTACTACTACTGAATTTTGAAGGTTTTCGTCTCGAAACCATTCGTTATAAATTAAGTTGTAAGCACGTGGCCAGAAGGCACAGTGACTTACTGTTTTTGTTGCAGTGACTTGTCCTACTGTTGGTAGTCCCATATAGTCCTGCAGCGAGCCGATAGCATATCCGCTCGCGGGTGACACCTGTTGTGGTACTACATATGATATTGAGTCACTTGGATTTTCTTGTTGGCCCATAAATTTTTGCCAATTATTCCAAATCAATCGATTTGGTACAAAGAAAAAGAATGACTCTAAATGTAGATTATCCATTACTGGATATAAAGGCGTTGCCATACGAGCAAACGCCGTCATGTTTAGATTGAATGTGTCCCCTGGTAGAACTTCGTCTACATATACGGGGACTAAGTAACCTGCATCGAATGTTGTTTTGTGTGTACTTTGACAGTCAAATTTTGATCGCGGAATATCCGCTTTTGGAATCATTGTGAACTGATGTATGTCTACTGAACGATTGCGATGCATTTTTGCTCCTTTGTGTTCCGTGAGAGGGATAAAACCCCTCTCTACGGTTTAGTTTTGGATTTTTACTTGTTTACCCAGACTTAATAGCTTTGGATCTTCATGTAAATCAAATTTACCTGTGTTGTCGTCAAATGTGCCGAACTCATATAGATCAAAATCGTCTGGGTGATTATATAACTGGTTTTCTGATTCATTGCGATTTACTTCATCGCTAAATGATCGTATTGCTACACCAGTTGAAGGTACAAACATTGGTCGACCGTATGCATCTGCTGCCCGGTCTTTTACTGAACATAGTACTAGTTTCATGAGGATTTCCTAAGTGAGGTTACGTTTTAATTGTTGAAGTTTTGCTTGTTGGACTATTTCTTTGACTTTTAGTCTTTCAAGAGTATTGTCTTCGCTATTTAGTTTACCGTTTTTTTCTCTTTTGTAAAGTATTTCGTCAAATTCATATGGATTGTCCAATTTATATTTTTTATCGTAAAACTTAGGAGGTTTTACCTTTTTTCCTTTAATAATGACGTAATCATGTGGATATACGTCGTTTTTGTATGTTTTGTACCAGTCATAGCCTATTCCAGGCTTTAATGACATTTTGTTAAATTCGGGTTTACGAGTAGTGATTTCTCCTGTCTCTGAATCCGTTTCCGTATAGTGTTTTTTTGCGTTATGTCCGGTTACTTTTTTCATAATATATCTCGCAACGTATGCTGCTGATTCAAAGTTAACATCTCCAATGGAGGAATAACCAAATGGCCACAGAGTTTCAAGGTCATTGGATCTATAAAGCATAGAACCAGAGGGAGACCTTTTCCATAATTTTTTATCATGAAAGTCGTGTCCGAAGATACAGGCGTGGAAGTGAGGTCTGCCGAAATTTTCGCCATATTCTCCAGCCATGTAATACCGGATTCTAGTGTTTCCGAATTTTTTTCGAAGTCGCTTAATGAACAATTGAAAGTCTTTGTAATGTAAGCTGCCATCGCTTGGGAGATGTGTATTGTCATATGTGAGTGTTATGAAACAGTTTTTTTCATGTAATTGGGCTTCATGCATACAACGCATAGCCCATTGGCGTGATCTTTCTAACCTGCAGCCAATGCATTGGCCACAGGGTAAAGATAATGTTTTGACGGAATTGAACCATCGTCTTTCTTGAAAAACGATGGATCCGTCTCCGCATTGATATGCGGTTATAGGGTGATAACAAGGCATGTGAGGTGCCTGGGGGTTTTATTAGAACCTCCAGCCTCCACGCTGGGGGGCTGATCTCATATTTGGACTTTTAGTTTTTCGGCTGTGGTGCCGAAATGTCTTTGCTGATTTTTTCTTGTTAACGCCGTGTCTTTTCATATACATGGTTTATCTCCTTTTTTTGGGTTAGGTGTCACCTAGCACAGTTACATCTAGTAAGGTAACTGTGCTTGCGGTCTATTCGACCGCTTTTTCTTGTGGAACTTCAACGACTTGCGGCAGTTCCACAGATGGATTTACGAGGCCAAGCTTAATTGCCTCGTCTTTATTTTCTTGATTATCGAGAAACTCGATAAGTTGAGCTGGGTCGTTATCGAACCTAGCTCTTAATGTTGCTGGCAGGGACATGAATTCGTCCTCTGCAGCGATAACTTGATTAAGGGCGGTATGGTAGTCACCAATACCGGTGAAATCGCCATAGCGGGGCGATAATGGGGCTTCTGGTAGAAGTCCTGTTATGTTGAACTGACGAAGTATATTGTTAATATCACATTCGTCTTTGAAATGCTGCTGAGCCAGGGAAGCATCCTCACAATGCAACCCTGACTCATTTGACGCAGCATCTGTATCGTAATTGTATGGTGTACGTAAAAACGGGGGTTTTTTCATTTTGGTATGTAATCCTGTAATTTTGTTCCTTTCGTTGCATCACGAAGGAAAGTTTTAATGTCTTGATAGTATGGCCGATCTGTTGTCGGTCCTTTGCCTTTTTCATATAAGGCTGACAAAGCAGATGTTTGTCTAGTTTGTGCAGTGTATAACCCTGCTTGTTGCAATATGCTATTGGTTTGGGCCTGAGTTAATCCAGGCCTATAAGCTTCTGTGATTG